GCTCAAGTCCGCCGCCCTCGATGTTCGTTGTACCATATGCGTTCTTTGCGATAATCAGTGTGGAATAGATGTCGAACTTGGCTGAATCAGCTCCGCCAGCATCTTCGAAGATCTTCGCTTCTGTGGTCTCGACAAACCGGACATTTGCGATCTTACCGATCTCATTGGTAAACATTGCGTCATTGTCCGTGTACTTGTGCCATTCCACCCACGTCGGATCAGACATAAGATCGAATGCGACATCCGGATGGATGATTCCAACGAAGGAGCCGTCGATAGTTTCCGCGTTCTGTCTCTTTAAGGTTCGGACTGCTGCCCTGACTGCTTTCACAGTAAGAGTATCAGCTGCGGTGATGGCAGAACGGCTTGCTCTCTCTCCCTCATGGTACTGGACGTTTGTGCCGCCGTTTAACACCTCTCTGACAACCGTATCAAGGGATCTGCCCGCCTGAGACCCGATAAGCTGAACAGCTTCCGTCTTGATATTGTCGATTGCTGTAAGGTCAAGGACATCCGTGATAACAACATATCCGCCGTACTGCTTTACAGTTGCAGTGATCGTGGAAGTGTCAAGTGCCTGTCCATCCGGTGTAACACCCTCGACAAGGGCTTCTGTGATCTTTGCAAGCGGTGTGAACTGTCTGAACTCGATAGACTTACCGTTGCCAGACGGGATGTTTCTCTTCTGTCCAAACTGATCGTGAACAAGCTGTGCTTCAGCAAGCTGGATCAGATAATCAGAATAATAGGTCTTGATTTCCGGCGCAAGGTTGTTGCTGGAAGTGCTGGATGTGGAAGCATTCAGCACAGTTGTAAATGCCTGAATGTTAAAAATATATTTTTTGCGCATATAAATTCCCCTTCTCTTAGAAGCGGATCCTTTCTCCGCTCATGGAGCGCTTCGCAAGTTCCGCTCTCTCTCTCTTGGTAAGGTTATGCACATCTTTTGTCACCTTCGCGGATGCCATTGGAGATAATCCATTCTCAACCGGACGGTTTCTCCGAGTGGCAAGATCTTCAGCTGTTGCCTGGCGGACCTGCTGTGCGGTGTACTGCATCGCTCCGGATGTGATTTCGGCACCATGAACCGCATAAAAGGCACGGTCAATGGAGAGGCCGCTTCTTAAAGCCTTTTCAAAGTCTGGGTTTTCCAGCTCTGTGTCAAGGTCAAAGTCCGGGAAGATCTGTTTTAAGTTGTTCGACTGCCTGTCCCACTCTTCCATCTGTCTCTGGATCTGCTGTGTCTGCTGAAACTGCTGCTGTTCGGCACGCAGTCTGCGGTTCTCTGCCTGCGCTTCTGAAAAGCGTTTGTACTGCTCAACCGTCATTCCGGCTTCGATCGCCCGTTCCTCAAACATGGAGTCATCTCCGTTTAAGGCTTTCACGATACCATCAACATCATTTGCATCCAGATTGTATTTTGCGGCAAGCACATCCAGTACCTGTGCTGATGCATCTGCTCTGGATTTTAACTGGTTGTAATCGGCGTGACGCCGGTTAAACTGTTTCTGAAACCACTTGCTCGCTTCATCCTTGTGGGCTTTGACATAATCGTCAAAAGACATGCTCTGTTCCGTGTGAGTGGCGTTCTCACCATCAGAGGCTACAAGCCCCTGCGCCTGATTCCCAGCGGCGGCCTGAGATGTGCCTGCGGCACCTGCGCCCGCTCCTGCACCGGCAGCGGCTCCGCCGCCTTCACCGTCAAATGCACGGAGATTAAATAAAAATTTCTTCATAAATTCCTCCAACGCGGTCTTTCCCGTGAGCCAGCTTTCGCTTTATGCCATCATTCTATCTTTTGACGAAGAAAAAACCGACCGACCTATTTTTACACACAAAAAAAGACGGGCAAACGCCCGTCTCCTTTTAATATCCGAGGATATTCTGTAACTTATACCATTCTGAACTACCATAATAATCATCCAGAGTATCACTCTTTTTCTTCTTACTATTGTAGCCGGAAAGTTCCCATGCCAGCTCTGCCTGATTGTAGCTTAAGGTGTTGTTCTGCACCTGTTCTACCAGATACTTCGCAATCTTATACTTTTTGCTTCCGCTGACCGATTCGCCGGATTCCTCGTATGTTGACGCCTTGAAATCCCTTGTGCCAAGATACTCGTCATAGGTATCAAACGTGCCACCATACTTCTCCCACTCATCGTACTTCTTTTGCTGATCGTCAGACAACGCATTGTAATACTCTGTCTTCGCATCAAGACCGTTTGCTTTCGCATAATCAACAGCAAGATTGTAAACATCCTTTGCAGAAAGGTTCGCGTCTTTATCCTTCGCTTTCAGCTTGTCACTGGCCGCACTCTTATAGGAATTAAAGCCGGAGGAGCTTTTCGCGACCTTGACACCCTTCTGCTTGAGGATTGTCGCATCTGCCACGTCTTTCGCGGTCTTTTTGATCGTTGACAGCACCTGCGCCGCGTCCTCATCGCTGAACTTCTTCCCGGTAAACTGTTCCTTGACGTACTTCCAGTAAGCCTGCTCGTAAGTCTTCTGATACTGAATGTACTCGCGTCCTTTAAGGGAATGCTTCTTTCCCTCACTGTCCGTAATCTCTGTGTTGAGAGCACCCGGAAGCACATTCTTATTCCCGGTTTTCTTCACAAAGCTCTGGACGGATTTCTCCGCACTTGTCCATGCATTACGGTCAGACTTCTTCTGGTACGCCTTGATGCTGTCAAGAAGAGACTGTTTAACAATCCGGTACTCCGCGCTGTCCGCATTATCCTTTACAAGACCCATCGCCCTTGAATAATAACTCGTCAAGGCGCTGTCCTGTGAGGATTCCAGGAGATACGTCTTGTTATCCGGGTAAGACTTCGCGTACATCGAGGATTCATCTGCCTTGTCATACATCCAGTTTGCAAGATCCTGTGAGTAGATATTATCCTTCAAATAGGTATTCACAACACCTGAAGTAATATCGAATTTTCCTTTTGTCCCTTTGCCATCGTTGATCGGGAAATATGCTGTCTGCCATGTCCAGAGTCCGCCAAGAACATTCTTGCCGAAGTAATCAATCTGCTGCGGGCTCAGGTTTAAATACTGCCCCATAAGGTATGCAGCTTCGCTCGTCTTTGCCGTATACTGCTGTTTCGGAACTTTACCCTCAAGAGAACTGCTGACGATTGGGGAGCCGAGATAATCTTTGTTTGCGTTAAGTGCAGCGCCGACACCAATGATTCCCATTGAACTGATTGCCCCCGTCAATGCGTCCTTAGAAGCATCGTGGAGACCTTCGCTCGCCACATTAAACGGCATTTCCACAAGATCAGAGACGATAGAAGGGAGGAAATTCGATGTCGCGTATGCCGCAAAATCGTCAAACGCATGGTCCTGATCGTCCTGCGTGAGTTCCAGTATCCGCTCCATTGCAGAGGACGGGATTCCAAGCTCATGTGATTTCGTGAGTGCAAAATACTTTCCTTTGCCAAGAGGAATGAGAAAGTTGGAGTTCTTCACATGGTTGCTTAACTGGTTATAGTTCTCCTTATCGTCCTTGCTCTTATGGTTTAATGCATATTCAATGGCCGTCATAATCATAGACGTTACCGCAAGAAATGCCCATCTCTGAAATATGATCTTGCCGCGCTGTTTCGCCGTGTACTTCGTGCCTTTCAGATCCTCTCCAGTGAAATACCGGATTGTCTTATCCGTACTCTGAATACCGGCATTAAAGAACGGAATGACCGCATTCGCCGCTTTGGAATTTGTTCCGTGGCGTCTAAAGTTCACCGTGATATCTGTTGCTTCGTAGAATGCTTCCTGCTGAGTCATGCCCTGCTGTCTGCATAAACTGTAAATTGCGAAACGCGGCCCCTGCTCAATGGTATCTGAAAGCACAGAAATCGCCCCGAAGAAGCTTGAAACAGGATGCTTATAGAAGTGGTCTGCATTGCCCTTCTTATTCATCCCAGTACTATTTAAAGACTTCCGGATGTCAGCTGCATACTTCTCACTGCCTTGCCATACGCCGGTATTACCGCCGCCCATTGCCAAGTATTCGCGATAAAGTGGAGACACTTCCTTACCATTAGCCTCTTTGAAAGAGTTGAGATAAGCACTGGCGATTCCAGAAAAAAGCTTAGACGGGTTCTTTGTCTGTTTCGCATAGTTGAACATCGTCTGCAAATCACGTGGTGCATTGGAGA